CTGTTCCAGATTTTCTGCGGCAGTTCCTTAACAATCGTAATAACGCCTGTTACCATGGCGTTCATTACCTCTTTGGCTTTCGTAAGCATATTGTTACCCCACGTAGCCACTCTGGTTACTGCGCTTACTATACTGTTCCAGATTTTAGCAGGCGTTTCTTTCACAATCGTTACAATGTTCGTAAGCATTGTGTTCATTACTTCTTTGGCTTTGGTCTGCATATTTGCGCCCCACGTAGCCACTCTGGTTACTGCGCTTACTATACTGTTCCAGATTTTCTGCGGCAGTTCCTTAACAATCGTAATAACGCCTGTTACCATGGCGTTCATTACCTCTTTGGCTTTCGTAAGCATATTGTTACCCCACGTAGCCACTCTGGTTACTGCGCTTACTATACTGTTCCAGATTTTAGCAGGCGTTTCTTTCACAATCGTTACAATGTTCGTAAGCATTGTGTTCATTACTTCTTTGGCTTTGGTCTGCATATTTGCGCCCCACGTAGCCACTCTGGTTACTGCGCTTACTATACTGTTCCAGATTTTCTGCGGCAGCTCCTTAACAATATCTATAACTTTCGTTACAAAATTTGTTATAACTGTGCCGCCTTTTTCCTGCATATTTGCGCCCCACTCTGCTATTTTCTCAACGCCCGCAGCGATTGCCTGCGGTATCAGAGTAGGTAGCTCTTTTATTTTATTTATGATTGCCGTTACCAGCTTGCCTGCCGCCGTCAAAATCTTAGGCAGCCCCGTAATCAGTCCTGTTACAATGGCTGCTATAATCTGCGGTATGGCTGCGATTAAAAGCGGTATTGCATCTATGATGCCGTCAATCAATGCGACTATAATATCGCCCGCACTTTCGATAATAAGCGGTATGCCCTCAACCAGTGCATTTATGATAGCCGTTATGATTTCCGGCAGTGCTTCAATCAGTACGGGCAGCGCTGCTACCAGCCCCTGTGCCAGCCCCGTAAGCAGCTGTAATGCTGCTGTAATCAGCAACGGTATATTTTCTATCAGCATGGTTACAATGTTCGTAACCACCGTTACGATTGTTGGCAGCAATGTAGGTAACGCTTGTGCGATACCTTGCGCCAATTCCGTAATAATCTGTACGCCTGCCTCTAAAAGCTGCGGTAATATAGTAAGCAGCGTATCTATGATTGTCGGTATAATCTGCCCGATTATGCTTATCATTTCCGGCAGCATTCCAACCAGCGTATTAAGCAAGTCCTGTACGCCGCTCATTAAAGGCGGTAATAACTCCTGTATAACCTGTGGTATATACGTTGCAAGCTGCTCTACGATTTCTCCCAGTCCGCTTACCAGCCTCGGCACTGTTTCTATTACCCTCGGTGCTATATTCCCTACCACTGTTACAATACTGTCTACCAGATTGCTTGTAAGCTGTGAGAAATTCGCCTCGCTGTCTGCCATTCCAGCTACCCAGTTGTCCCACGCTGAACTCATAGAACTAACCGAACCCTCTATTGTTGTACTTGCCTCTTTTGCCGTTGTCCCTGTTATGCCCATTTCCGTCTGTACGACGTGAATAGCGTCTACAACGTCTGAATATGATGAAATATCGTACTTAATGCCGGATAGCTTGCTTGCATCATCAAGCAGTCGTTGCATTTCCTCTTTTGTACCGCCATATCCCAGTTTTAAGTTATCCAGCATGGTATAATTCTGCTTTGCAAAACCGTTATAGGCGTTCTGTATAAGCGATATATCAGTACCCATTTTATTTGCATTGTCTGACATATCCGTAATTGCCACGTTTGCCTTTTCTGCTGCCGCTGCCGTGTCATTATTCATACTGGCAAGCAGCGACGCTGAAAAGCTGGTAACTGTTTCCATGTACTCATTTGCAGACATTCCGGCTGTTTTATATGCGTCGTTTGCATAACCAACAACCGTATCAGACGACGTTTTGAAAAGAGTTTCTACACCGCCTACAAGCTGTTCCTGTGCTGCGTATCCCTCTATCGCTTTTGTGGTAAGCGCTCCTATGGCTGTTGCCGCTCCCGCAACTGCTGCCGCCGTCGCCGCTGCTGCTGCTTTAAGCGCTGTACCCATTCCGCTTAGCACGCTTGTAAATCCAGAAAATTTTCCCTTTGCGTCGTCTGCCTGTTCCCCGCTGTCTTTTATTTCCTTTCCCATTTCGTCAGCGGCTTTTTCTGCTTTTTCCATTTCGTCAGTCGTTTTGCCTAATTCCTGCTCTGTCTTTACAAGCGCTGCTTTCTGGTAATTTAACTGGGTTTCAAGTTTTTTACTTTCTTCGCTATTGTCTCCTGTTGCCTTGCGACATTTTTCTAAAGCCGCCTCGGTTTCTTTTACCTTTTTTGCCTGCTCGTCGTATGTTTTCTGTAGTACCGCCTGCTTTGCTTTCAGCGCATCTACGCTGCTTGCATTGTCCTTATATTCAGCCGTTACAAGTTTCATTTCAGAATTAAGCACTTTAAGGGTGCTGTTAATTTCCTTGCAGGCTGCTTTATACTCTGCCTCTCCGTCAAAACTTAACCTTGTTTTGACGTTCTGCGTCTTATCTGCCATAATTAAAAGCCCCCTAACGCTATGTCTATATCGTCCATGTTTTCTGTAGCTGCTGGTGTTCCCGCCTGTTCCTGTCGGAAAATGTGCGGGTTATATTCCTTGTGATATTTAAACAGTGTCGTTATCTGGTATGGTGTTTTTCTCCACGCCTCACGTTCCCTGTATCTCAAAAGCACTACTGCAATATACAAAAGCCGTGCAGTATCTAATTTTCCTGCACGGCTGCCCTGTTTCCCTCTTCTGTTGTTTCTTCTCCGTCGTTTTCGTTCTCTGTGTCGCTGTTGTCTCCCGCAGTTCCTCTGTAGAACGATTTAAAAATAGCGTTCTGTACTTCCTGCAAATTTCCTGCGTGTATCAGTCTGCCTACCCTCTTCTCTTCAAGCAGCTGGGCGTTTTCGTCCTCTGCTAAAAGTGCCTCGTTAATAAGCAGCGTAAGTAACCACCTTGTATCTTTAAAAAGGTTTGGGTTATCTTTATTGAATACCTCACTTAATTTGTCGTAGCCCCCAAACTTTTCCTGCACTTCGTCTAATGCGTTCAGCGAAAAAAGTAAACCATATTCTTTGCCGTTCAGCTCTACGGGAAAAGCCCCGCTCTTTAATGCTCCCATGATATAAAATTAAGGCGCAGCCCATGCTACGCCTCTCTCCTTTCCTGTTTTATACACTTTCCATTGCTGCTGCCTTTTCCGGCACTGCTGTAAACCACGTTTTAGCCGCTGCGCTTTCCTCTGTTCCCACAAAGTCTGCTTTCCACAAGTTATCTTTCTTTCTTGTTGTAAAAGATGCCTCAATGTCCGGCGTGTTAAACTTGATACTCTCGCCCTTTGTTTCGTACTTTTCAGACGGTACTTTAAATTTTGCTTTAAGCAGCCATACGTAACGGTATTTACCACCCGTTTTCTTAGCTCTGAACCCTACAGCAACATACGGCGGCTCGTCCTCTTTTCCCGCCCATACTACGCTGTTCTTATCTACTGCCTGCCCCAGCAGCTCTGCCAGCACTTCCGGCGTAAGGTCTTTAATTCCCAGCTTAAGCGTTCCGCTTGCAAACTCCGTGACGCTCTCGCTTAATGTGTCGTCTGCATACAAGCTGCCGTCTGCTGTCTTTACGGATAAATCAGCGCTCATTGCCTCTGCCATTTTCTTAGGTGCCCCGTAGCTCTCTGCTCCGTCTGCCTCTGTGCATACGGCGTAATATAAATCTTTCAGTCCCAGTGTCATTGTTTAATCACTCCTCTTTCAAAATCTCGACTGTGATAGGCACTAACCAGTACCCCGTTTCTGTTTCGTAGCTTTCTAGCTGAACATTTAAAATCCGAACACCCCCGCTATATATTTGTAAATGGTCTGTTTGGTATCGTCTGCAAGAGATAAAGAGAAAACCGCCTGCCCGGTAAAGGGTAAGCGGTTCTTTTATTTCCTGCTGCCTCCTGCTGCCTTTATTGCCATGATACTCATACAATAATTTGACAACGCATCATTTTTCAATCTGTACAAATCCGAAAGGCAAAGCCCATATTTTGCCTGTAGCCTCGCCCTATGTCCTGCATATCGTTTTTCACGGTCAATAAAGAACTCCCGCAGCACTTCCCTTTCCCTTTCCGAAAGCATACGCAGCGCTGCTTCTATAACTGCTGCCTTTTGTCGTTCTGTCTGGTCGCTGCTTCCTTCCAGCTTTCTAAACTGTTTTAAGTCCTCTGCTGCCTTGTCCTTCATTTTTTCAAAGCCCATTTTCGAACCCTCCTATTTCGTCCATGATATTTTCTAGCCATTTATCCCACTTTTCGCCCTCTATTGCTGCCTCTTCCGGCGAAGTCTTGTAGATATTCTGCTCCCGTGGTTCTTTCTTGAAATATGCTCTATGTAGTGCCTGTAAACTCTGGTCTTTTCTAAGTATGTACATTGCTTTATCTTCTGTTCGTGTAACTGCGAACTGGTCTTTGTAACGCTGCCCGTCTGCTATCTCCGTTTTTGCCCGTCCATTAAAATATATTTCCTGTATTACATACCGTTCCCGCTCCGGCAGCTTTCCAACTGCTTTCCTTACAATCTGCTGCAATTCCTTTTTTTCATAGTCGCTTTCTATGCTTCCGGCGCTTTTATCTTCCAGCATTTCTAAAAGCTCCGTTTCGTGTCCGTCATTTTCCAATGTTATATTTAGTGAAGAGGCAGCAGCAGGGAATATGCGTTTATCTCCTTCCCGCACGTTCCCGAACATTTTGTAAATTTGTTTCTTGTATTTGAATGTCATGTAAGAAGTGAATTTATAGCCTTTTTCTGGGTTGTATGCCTCCACTGCTTCCAGCATTGCAAAATAGCCGCATTGTATAAAATCTTCCATATCAACAAAAGCATTTTGCTCTATTATGCTCCTGTATTTTGCCGCCATTATTATTACAGTGCCTCTGCACTCCCCCCAGAGCATCGGCAGCAGGCTTTTTTCTCCCGCCTTTATTCTCGCTGCTAGCTCTTCCCTTTTCTCTCTTCCGTCCATGCTGTGCCCCCGTTTCTGCTATTCTTCTGTTATGTTTGGGTGTTGCTCCGGGTTCGTTTTACAATAAAGGTCTATGTCTGTTTTATATCCTTCGTGGTCGTCTATACGTGTAATCTGGTAATATTCCCCGGCATACTCTACAATCATATCTGTTTCTATATCTGTCCTGTAATTTACGGTAAATAATACGTTTTCTTCCGCGTTCACTGTTGCCGCTGCAAAAAACTCTTTCCCGGAAAGCTGGCGATAATACGCCCACAGCTTTCCCTCATGTATTACATTCCATTTTTCTACAGGAAACCCGTTGTTATTTGTATAACTTTCATACGCCAGTATACGTATTTTCTTATCTTTCAGCTTCATTGTGCCCTCTCCCTTTTATTGTGCCTCTATGAACTCGTTGTAATGCTCATACAATCCTACATAAGCATTTAGCAAACTCGCTGTGCCGTCTATTCGCTGTTTTGCTGCTTGGTTCTTTATCGGTACTATGTTCCCGTTTCTGTCCTCCTGTACGCCAGTATTTGACAGACACCAGCGCAGCACTGGATTGTTATTGTAGTTAATCTTCTTTGCTTGTAAATCAGCGCCTAGAAACTGCATCGGCAGCGACAGCGTTTTTGCTCCCTGTGCAACGCCTTTCATTTCTGTAAACCCTGTTGCTTTCATTTCCTCAACCCAATACGTAGCGCTCCATCTATCGTAATATATCCATGCCGGAAATATGCCGTATGTGTTCGCCATTTCCACAAACCACGCCGTAACGTCCTTGTAGTTTATCGTATTCCCCTTGCACAGCCTCACAAGCCCCCTCTCATACCATTTATCATATGGCAGCTTCTCTTCGTTCACACGCCTTTCCATGCTGTCCTCTGGTATCCAGTACATTTGCGCCACATATCGTTTTTCTGTTTCCCTGTCAATTAAAAGCAGGGTTGCACACGTTAAGTCACGTGAGCTGGAAAGGTCAGCGCCGCCTATTGCATAGCAGCCCCGGAACTGCTCTAAATCGAATGTTTCTTTGTTGGTTATATCCTCCAAAGAAAGCCACGCGTTGCCTATTGTGTCCCTTATATTAAAATCCTTTACCAGTATGCCCTTTAGGTCAACCGGGTTATTTTGCGCCCTTATAACTTTGTTTTGCAAGTCCTCCAGCTTCTTTATTGTCCCTAGCGCTGGGTTTGCTTTCTGCCACATTTCCGGGCGCGTCCATTCCTCCCTGCTGTCAAGTTCATACAATATCGGTAAAAAAGTTTCGTCCTCAAAAATTCCGTCTGCTACATTGCAGGCGTATGTATACATATCATCGAAAATACATTCGCGTATTGTTCCCGCCGTTGTTATCATAATCAATAAAGGCTGCTGTCTTGCGCTCTGCGACTGCTTCATAACTTCGTATAGGTTACGGTCTTTAATTCCGTGCAGCTCGTCTATAATGACACAATGAGAATTTAAACCGTCAAGGCTTCCACTGTCCTTACTTAAAGCCTCAAAACGTGAAAAAGTAGTAGGAAAATACAGGTCTGCTTTTCTCTTTTTTAGTGCTTTTCTTAACGCCGGGCTTTGCTGTACCATGTTGTAAGCCTCATTAAATATAATTTTGGCTTGGTCGCGCTTTGTTGCCACGCTGTATACTTCCGCGCCCGCCTCATGGTCTGCCGTCAGCATATAAAGTGCGATACAGGCAAGCAGCGTACTCTTTCCGTTTTTTCTCCCAATATAAAACATTGTTTCCCGGTACTGTCGCAAGCGTGTTTCTTTGTCGATAAAGCCGAAAAGGGCAGAAATGAAAGCCTTTTGAAATAACTCTAGCTCCATTTTCCTGCCTCCCCATTCGCCGCGCGACTGTTTGCACAGTGTTTCAGTAAATTCTATAGGTCTGTTTGCCCGTTTTTCGTCAAAAATATATCTTCCCTCTGGTTTTTTTATCCTTTCAGCCAGCTTTTTGTATTGCTTCCTTACCCGCGCCGAAACAATGACTTTTCCGCTTTCTATCTGCTGCCAGTATTCTAAAATATAATTCAAGCACTACTCCTGCTTTTTTATAAATTCCAGCAACTCATTAGTGCCCTTGTCTGTCGGTTCGGGTTTAGGAAGCATATCTGTAAGCTGCCGATAAATAAGGCTATAGCGCTGTATCATGGTGTTATAGGTCTTGACTGCCGGGCTTTCCCGGTCAAATTCCTGCTGCCCCTGTTTAAAATGGTCTATTGCGCCGTTTTCTTCTACGTGCCTGCGCAATCCGTTTAGCGTGTCCTCCATAAAAGCAATTTCCGCTATGAGTTTTTCTGCAACCGCCTTGCGGTCTGCTGGAACTAATTTCAAAAGCCGCTTTAGCTTGCGCATATTTTTTAATTTTTCCGTATTTTCTCCCGCTGGCATTTTATCCCCTCCTAAATCCTGCTATTTTACCCTCCCTCCTACGCGAAACCCCAGAGAGGAAAGAAAAGGTTGCCTGCCTCCCGGTGTTTCCCCTCCCTTTAATTCGTTAGGTTGGGGGGTATAAATGGTTTTTTTAATGACTTGCTGTATTTTTCGTGCCACTCTATTGCAAGCCTTTCAAATTTCCTGCGGCTTCTGTTTCTTTGTGGGTCGTTTCTTATCCGTTCCAGACATTCCTCTAATGTCGTATCCATTAGCACCAGCTCTGCGTTAAGCTCCTGCGCAAGCCTGCGCATTTCCAGCGCGTCTGCTGTTGCTGTTACCACAAAAGCCCGCTCCCACTTCCCGCGCCTCTGCTGTATACACTGATAAAGCAGCTTGCGCACTTCTAATGCTGTCGGCAGCACTGCCCTAAAGTCCAGCCTTACGCCTCCGCTTTCCCCCATGAGTGCAGCACATATATAATCTAAATCAATTACTAAATCATGTGGTAGCTTATTCCTCAATACATACGTTGTCTTTCCGCTGCCCGGACTGCCGCACACCAGAAATACATTAGGGCTTTCTATTGCGTCGCCGTTCTCGTCGAAGCTAATCCCGTTCAGCTTTGCAGGCTGCCCTTTAAAAGCCTTGTAGTCCTGTGCGTGTTCCTGTGCGTGGCACTTCTCGCATACTGCTTTCAGATTTGTCCAGTTAAGCGTTACTTCTGGGTCGTTTATGTTCCACGGTTCTATATGTCTGATATGGTGGACGATGCACGCCGCCCCGCCGCAATCCTCACATATATAATTTTTGCTGCTTAGATATGCCTTGCTTGTTTTTCTCCATTGTGGGCTATCATAAAAGCCGCGTGCAAAATCCTTTGCCATATCTTTACTTTCCTTTCTGTGCTACATCATTTAAACAGTTCTGCTACGTCCTCTTGTGTTGCCTCTTCGCCTCCTGCTGCCCCGCTGTCTGCTGTATTATTAACTGCTACCAGCGCAAGCGTTTTTAGTAGGCTGTCAATCGTCCGCTGTATCTTTTCCGCGTCCACTCTCTCCACGTTGTACCATAGCAGCAGTATAAACTTTGCGGCTGTATCGGCTAACGGCTGCCCTTCCTGCTGCTTTGCTGTTACTCCTGTTGTCAGCTCTATATAGTCCGGGATTGCAGACAACAACCCCTCTATGATAGCGTCATTGTCTGCCGTATCCAGCCGCAGTATTTCCCGTGCCTGCTCTACTGTCAGCATATCCGCAGCCCCCTTTAAGAAGCTGCACGCGTCAGCTTTACAAATGCCTCTGATACAATCGGCTTGCAGTCTGCGATTGCCATTGCTCTGTAGTCAATCAGCCCTTTCTTAAAGCTGCTTTCCCTTGAAGCCTCTACCGTGATGCCTTCCGGCATATTGTAGCCCATATAGTTAAAGTTTCCGAAAATAGCGGTTTCGTCTGTAATATAATCATCAATAATCACAGGGAAACCTAAGATTTTCCCTATTCCCTCGTTTTTAGGGTCTGTAATGAAGATAGGGCGCTCGTTTGCATCTACAAGCCCATAAAACAGATTGTAAAGAGTGGCGTTATTCATAGCCCACGCTGCGCCGTTTGCATATCCTCTTTTCAGTGCTGCAACCGTCTTTACTACGTCCGCATATTTAAGCCCCGTTGTCTTTCCGAATGTGAGGGCGTTCTTTCCGTTCTCCCATGTAATGCCTGTTAAAAGCCCTGTCCCCTGCCCGCTTCCTGTACCATTTACAAGGGCATTTGCAATACATTCCATTACACTTGCGTTAAGCTCCTGCGTCATGTATCCCTCAAATGCTGAAACGCTCATTTTCCGCGCTTTTTCACTGATAGAAAATACTTTCATAATTTCGTACCCGTCAAATGTTACGCTTGTTGTTTCTGGCTTTTCGCTCTCGACTGCTGCCCCTTCTGTGTGCCAGTTTGCCGCTGCTGCTGGTGTTCCAATCGGTACGGCAACCTTTGAGGGAATGTTGAAAGCTCTGCACGCTCCCATAATGCCGCCCATTGTACGTGCCTTTTTAATTACTTCGTTAAGCGTCTGTGTTGGAAGCACTGCTGCCGCATTGGTAGAGCTTGCGAAAGCGTCCGCTCTCTGGTCGCCCATAGCTCTTTTATAGGCAGCCTGTTCAAATTCTGTCATTTTCTGCCCCAGCAGTGACTTAAAAAACGCGCTTCTGTATTCTGCGCTGTTCAGTACGTCGCCCTCTGTCGCCTCATGGCTTGCCCTGCGTTCAAAGCTCATTCCTGCGCCTGTAATCGGATTGAACGCGCTGCGCTGGTTGCCGCCTGCTGCCTGCTGCTGTATGTTCTCTTTTGCCTGTGCCAACCCGGAAAGCTCAATATTTAATGTTGTTATGTCTGCCTCTGCGTCGGTTTCAATCGTTCCTTTGATTTCTGCCGCCCTGCGCTCGATTTCCTCTACGGTAGCGTTACGGTAATAATTAAATGCCTCTGCGATAGTCTTAAATTTCATTGTGATTTCCTCCATTATTTTTTGTGCTTGGTGTCCGATTTGGACACCCCTAAACATTCTTCATCAATATTTTGTTTGCCTTTATGATAGCTTCCCTGCGTCGTTTTTCTGCCTCTGCCTGCCCGCTGATAGCAGAACGTGCTTCTACGCTGGTTTGCGGATACGCCGGAAACGGGACAACGCTTATTTCATATACCTTTTCTATTTTGTGTATAGTTCTGGTCTTTGTCTTTGCGTCGTAGCTGTCCCCACCCTCCGGCACTTTAAAGGCAAAAGACATTCCCGAAAGGTCGCCGCGCTTTACTGCCGTATATACGCTGTTTGCCTCCGGCGTGTCTGGTAAATCTGCAATCATGCGTAACCCTGCCGGGTCGTGAATGAGTTGCATTGTTTTTGGTGTGCGTGCAAGAGGTACTTTGTTTAAATCATGGTTGTAAAGTAGCCTTGCGTCGGACAGGTCTGCACCTTCCAGCGCTCCCGCCCTTATCACTTCTATAAAAGCCCCTGCCGGGTCGTTTATCTTGGTTGGTTGGTCGTATACTATCGGTCTGCCCTCTAGCCTTAACGCCTGTTCTACTCCTGCTGCCGCGTCTGCCCTTATCTCGCATATTCTAATTTCTTTCATTGCCTGCTGCCTCCTTTTTCGGTTCTGCCCCAGCTTTTGCCATTTGGTATTTATGCGCCTCGTCTGCTGATACTACGTTTAGCGTCTGTAGCCGCTTCTCTCCGTCCTCTACGCTTGGCAAGTTTAATATTTCTAGCGCTTGGTTGATTGTAAGCAATCCATACGGCATAAGCTCTTTTATAAGGTTTACCTTTGTTGCGTTGCTGCTGAATTGCAGCCGCCCACTCTCAAACAATATAGAATTTCCGAAAGCCCGTTCTCTCTCGTTGAATATTTTTCTTGTAAATTCAAGGCTGAACTGCACCGCCAGCGGCTCTATTGTGCTTTCATAAAATGCCGCCCACTGGTTTTCATCATAGCTGCTATTTACGATTGCTTCTGAAATCCCCAGATAATCATAAATCTTTGTTTTTACAGCCTGTAGCTGCTTCTCGTCTATTGTGTATGGCTTATTATCCAGCGGTATATATTCCGATGCGTTATCTATTACCGCTATGCCGCCGTTATTGGATATTGTCAGATAGTCTTTTATAAAATTTTCCTGTATGTCTTTCAGTTTTTCCACATTGGCAAGCTGCGTGCGCTTTAATATGCCCCGCAGTGTTGCGCCGCTGTTGATTGCTGAAATAATACCCTCGTTTTGTGTATGCGCAAGCTGTAGCGCTGGCTCTAGTGCTTCGTTTCTGTCGCCCAGTAGGTCGTTACTGTTAAAATTTCTTCGTAGGTGTATTACATCGGCATACGGCAGCACTACGCTTTTGCCACCAGAAAACAGAAAATCACAGTACAGTGCCCCTGCTGCATCTGTCACAAAATCAATATGCACTGCATTTAAAGGATACACACCCACAGGCCGCCCCCGCTCGTCCTTCTGTAAGAAAGCAAAAGCATTGTTATAAAGAAAATAGTGCGTCGCCAGCTTATACAGCATATCGAAAGCGCTCATATATGGGTTTGGCTCTATCTGTAGTAGGCGGTTTATTTTACAATCTCCCTCTGTTCTGTCGTGGTCTGCATATCGTATCACGTGTGAGCCTTTCAGCTTCGCCACGTTTCGCGCTATTGCGTCTACTGCTCCCCTATATATGTCATTTGCGTATGCGTCGCCGTTCCACGCTGAAAAAGAGTTGCCGCCTCCCAGTATTTCAGCGCGTTCTGTTTCCCCTTCTGGTGGCTTTGCTTTGCGGAATATCCGCGAAAAAATGTTCATTTCTTCCCTTACTCCTTCCTTTTGTTTTCTTTCCTTACAGTGCCTCTATTTTCCTGCGTTTATACCGCTTGAAAAGGTTGCCTGTGTAGTACATCATTTTTCTTTTTTCCTGCCTTTGTATCATGGCGGCGCTCTCTGTCTTTCCATGCTGCCGCCCTCCTGCTCTGGCGTATTATTTACCGTGTTGGCTGCTTTTCACATTAAAAACCAGCAGAAAACTTGTTGACCGTCCACATACTCTCTAGCTGGTATGACCGCTGCTATTTTTGTCACGGTATCCAGATGCAGCTATTAGCCTGCTGCTCTCTGGTGCAGGCTCGCCATGCCTGCTGCAAGTACGCCGTGCTGGAATCGAACCAGCCGCGCCCAGCTTATAAGGCTGGCGCTCTAACCAATGAGCTAACGGCGCTTATTAGCTGTGGTTTTCTTTGCCTTTCTTTCTTGCCTCTTTTTCCTGCCCGGTGCTGCTATTTTTCTGCATTTATAGCGCTGGTATAGGTTTCCCCAGCTATCGCAGCCTATTTCCCAATCCGGCAGCAATATATAGCCTTTCGGTGCTGTCGGTACTTTCCGCATGATACTTTCCCGCTTAATTTCCCTTACAATCACAACAGGGCGCTCTAGGTTTAAGCTACCACTCCAACTGCGTTTATTTTTCTTTTTTCCCTCTGGCTCTCCCGCTGCCGTTTCTCCTTCCGGCTCTATATTTTTTGTTATGTATGCTGCTAAATCCCTGTAGTCGTTTGTTTTATCCAGTATGGACGACGAAACGCGCCCACGCCCCCAGAGTTTTGTTAAATCCTTTAGCGGTATTCCGTTCATTACCGCGTGTATATGCCAGCGTCCCTGCTTTTCTAACGTATACACATACTTTAAATCTGGCAGCCCGTTCTTTTTAAGATACCGCCGCACCCGCCTTGTGAAGTTTCTCCATTCCTTCCGCGCGTCCTCTTCCCCTATATCCTCCGCAAATGTAAATGTATTGAACTGGTCGCCCTGCTGCCCGTCAAAGTTTATATATATCACTCTCCACAGCTCGTTGCCCGTCCTTATCTCGTTAGCCTTTTTCTGTGCTGGCGTTGATGCCTTTTCTTTTTCCCCTCTCTGTACGCTTCCCCCTTTTGTGGAATGGTAGCGCATAACCTCCATAATATCCCCTATGATTATTTTCTTTTCAGTGTATGGCATATGTATTTCCTTTCCTGCTGCCCTCCCTGTAATGGTTAAGAAGATAACGTTATTTACAAGGTCGGAACTGCCCGCCATAACCGCTAAAACTCTTGCAATCTGGCTTTACATATGCTATACTTAATCTTGGTTAGAGGCATATGTAAAGCCTGTTAGCGTTCAGCGGTTTTCCGTTGGGCGCTATTCTTTTTTTCTTTCTTCTTTATCGAACTGTTGTTCTTTTTCTCCCTCTTCATAACCCCAGCAGTACGCTTGGTAAAATGATTTTGAAAAAAAATAGTATTCCTCCGGCTTTACCCATTCCGGCAACTTATAAGCCCGCTTAAATTCCTTATAGGTCATTTTGCTAAATAACGCGACTGCTGCCGCCTGCCCTGCATAGTGTATCTTTTCCGCAATGTTTCCAGCCATTTTATACGCTTCTTTTTCCTCGGCGGTCAGTTCCCTTTCATCGTCGCCGAAACGATAGCTTGTAGCTTTATTTTCCTGCCCTTTGCTCACGTTCAACGGTGCAATCATTCCTTTTTTCCTCTCTTTCCCTGCTTGTATATGTTTCGTGTTCGCTTTGTGTTTCACAGTCGCACTTTTCGCCACAGTCAAGGCTACAGCCGCAGCGTTCACACACTCTATACATCATGTTCTTTTGCTCCTTCCTTCTCGTTTTTCGCCTTTTCCATACTGCCTGCCCTCACTCCGATAGCAAAGCAATACAGCAGCCCCGCTTCTTTTTCGTCCATTTTTTCTAATAACTCTCGCAGCATTTCTTTTTTGCTCATGGTTTCCGCTCCTTTCTGCCTGTTTTGTGTTTATATTGCAATCTGGCGCACCAGCTCCAATATTTCCGGCTCTCTTCTCTGTTCTTGTGTAAGCAGCAGCACTGCTTCCCTGCACTCACTCCGCAGTATTGCTATTTCCTCCGGGCTGTTTGTTTGCGGTATTAGGCTTTCTGCATAATCTCTATAAGTCGTTTCCGCTCCCGGTACTGCTGCATCTAGCGAAACGTTAATGCACGCTGTCCGTTTCTGCCTCATTAGGTTTCCTTGCATTGACTTAAAACGAAACTCCATAGCATGACCGGCATATTTTGAAAACTCCATATTTTTCTTTATCCCTTCCCGCCTTACCTTTTCCGCAGTTTCTACCAGTTCTAGCAGCGCTTCCCCTATTAAGTCCTCTATATCCATTACAGTATTTCTGCATTGTTCAATTCTCCATTTGTTTTTTTTTGCTATGTATACTGCAAGATAATATGTTTTTTCTATTGCCGCGTCCCGCTCTTCTATGCTGTTAAAAATACGCTCTTTTTCTCTTTTAATTTTGTTTGCGTATTCTTTTTTTGCCCTCGCATAGTCTGGGAATACCTCTTGCGGTTTTACTCCCAGCGCTCTCGCTATACGTTCCGCGTTTTTAGCTTTTATTTCACTGCCCCACTTTTCATTTTTCATGTTATACATGGTGCTTTCCCCTACCCCTGCACATTTCGCAAGCTCTTTTAATGTTAGCCCCCTTTTTTTTCGCATCTCTGTTAAATTGTTAGGGTAAATATTCAGAGTAAAGTTATTAGACATATTGCGCCTGCGTTTTCGCTCCTGCCTTTGCCTTTCTTTCTTCTCTTTTGTATTGTTTGAATATGTCCGCAATCGACTTCCCAAAGTCTTTACACGTTTCCTCTTCGCTGGCTGTCAGTCCGCTTTCCGGCTTAATTTCTTTTGCTGGTATGATACGATACAGCGGCACGTTTTCCGCTACTGAACCGTCCGGCGCACGTAATCCCATAACTGCTACTTGCTGTAAGGCTTCTCCCTCTGCTAAAAATCTCTGCATTATGTATTCCTCCATTCTTCTGTTATTTAACAGCGATATTTCCGCTGTCCTAATCAAAAAAAATATGGTCTATGCTTGCTTCTGGATAATGTTCTTTTACTTTTTCCATGAAAGCGCGCCCAGCTTTTGCCGCTCCCTGCTCTACTTTTGCAAACATCGACAGAGACACTTCCATTTCTCTTGCCATTTTTTCTTGACTTATTCCCTTTTGTGTTCTAAATTCTCGTAATTTGCACACTGTTCTTTCCTCCTTTTGAGTTTATCAGCGATATTTCCGCTGTCCATGTTTGTAATATATCACAGCGATAATACCGCTGTCAATAGTTTTGTTATCTTTTTTCTTGATTTCAGCGATATTATCGCTTATAATGATAGCAAAAGAATGGGGGTTATTATATGACACTAGGCAAGCGAATAAAAAAACTCCGACAAGATAAAGGGCTTACACAAGCTCAATTAGGTTATATGGTAAATAAAGGAGAAAGCACAGTGCGCACATGGGAGCTTGACCGCTCGCAGCCGTCGCCGCAAACAATCCGTTTGCTTTGTGATGTTCTCGGCACTACTCCTAATGCTCTACTTGGCAAGGAAGAAAAAGAAGAGCCTGTAGAAATGGTTACGATTGATAATAATATTTTAGGTAAACGCTTACGCGCTGCGCGTGGCGATATGTCTATATGCGAATTTGCTAAAAAATGCAATATAAGCCCGCCCCAGTTAGAAGCCATTGAAAATGGCGTTGATACAAACACGGGAAAGCCTGTTACAATCAGTTTTTCCGCTCTTGTTGACCTTTCTTTAGGCTCTGGGCTGTCCTTAGATTATTTAATGGGTAAAGACGAGCCAGCATTTAACAGCACTCCGTTAGAGGGCATGAGTAAAGAGCAAGCCTCTCTTTATATGCTCACGGAATTTCTAAGCCTCATAGATAAAGAATATCCTAAAATACCGCCCCAGCAGAAAGCCGCTTTAATTAGCGAATTTTATAAGCATGACCCTATAAAATTGTTATTATCTGCACTTAATAACGAACTATCCAAACAAGGAAGTGATAAAAAATGATGCAGCAGGCATTAAACGCCGTAATATACGCCCGTTATTCTTCCCACAATCAAACAGAGCAAAGTATAGAGGGACAGCTCCGGGACTGTTACGCCTTTGCAGAGCGTGAGGGCTTGCAAGTTATAGGCGAATATATTGACCGTGCCATAACTGGGCGCACTGATGAACGCCCAGACTTTCAGCGCATGATTGCCGATGCACGAAAACAAGAATTTCAGCGTGTCATTGTCTGGAAATTTGACCGTTTTTCACGTGACAGATACGACAGCGCTATATATAAACATAAACTGAAACAGTGCGGCGTTAGGGTTCTGTCTGCTATGGAAAATGTAGGAGAGGGCGACGTTAGTATAATTCTTGAAGCTCTGCTAGAAGCCAGTGCCGAACAATATAGCCTTGACCTTTCTAAAAAGGTGCTACGCGGTCAACGTGAAAGCAGGCTAAAAGGTACATTTTTAGGCGGCTTAACCCCTATCGGCTATAAACTGGAAAATAGAAAACTTGTTGCAGATGAGCGTACCGCTCCTATTGTTCGCTATATTTTTGAGCAATACGCAAAAGGTACGTCAAAGCAGTATATTATAAATGAGCTTGCCACACGTGGTATACTTAACCGCCACGGTAAGCCCCTTTCACATTCAACCTTGCAGACTATTCTAAAAAATAAAAAGTATATCGGTGTTTATACACATGGCGGGCAAGACGTAGCCGGAGGCTGCGAAGCCCTCATAGACGAAAAAACATTTTTAAAAGTACAGGAACAATTAAGCAAGAGAAAACACGCGCCTGCTGCCTCAAAAGCTGTTATAGAGTATCTTTTACAAGGAAAACTTTATTGTGGCTATTGTGGCTTTAATATGTTCGGCGACAGTGGACGCGGCAGGAATGGTAGCACATACCGTTACTATGCTTGCAGGCGGCGCAAAAAAGAGCGTGATTGTAAAAAGAAAAACGAAAAGAAAGATTTTATAGAGTGGTACGTTGTTGAGCAAACTGTAGAATACGTTTTAACCCCGGAACGTATAGAATATATTGCATCTGAACTTGTCGCCCAGTACAAAAAAGATTGTGGAATTGACCGTATAAAAACATATGAAAAGCAACTTGATAGGATAAAAGCAGAAATAAGCCGCCTTGTTGATACTCTGGCTGTCTGTCCCGCTGCCGCGCGTCAGCCTATTTTTGATAAAATGGAACAACTTGACGCTGAAAAGCAGGAGGTAGAGCTTGACCTTTCAAAGCTCCGCATATCTGCAAAAATTCAGATTTCTAAAGAGCATATTGCAGACTGGTTAAAGCAGTTCTGCAACGGTGACGCGCTCGATGTAGATTTTCAGAAAAGAATTATTGATACGTTCATAAATTCAGTATATCTGTATGACGATAAAGTTATTATTTATTACAACATTGAGGGCGGTAAGCAAGTAAGCTATATAGATATGATTGACAGTACCGAAGAGCCGCCATTTTCAGACGATGCGCCCGGCTCTTCTGGTGGTTCGGATTTAAAACGCCCCGCTCTGCGTCTATGCTGTTGATATAAACGCCTGCTGCTTTCAATACCTCTTTTGTCTTATCAAGCTGCGCCTCAAAATCGCCCTTATGGAAAAGCGTAACTCTATACATTTCCCTGCGCTCTTTCTCTTCGTCGTCTGCATTTACCGCAGGCGTACCCAGCAGCCGCAGAAACGTATAATATGCGTCTGGCTTATCCCGTCCAGTGTAAACGCCTCTCTGGGCTGGCAACCCTGCGCTTTCTAAAATCTCCTGTATACTCATTCGCCTGTTTCACTCTCCCATATACTGCGCTGTGCCTCTACTACCTTTTCGTGCGCCTTTTCGTTTGCCACTGTCATATAAGGGCGTGCAGCGTGGCTACTTGTGCCGTACTCTGCCACAAAGCCGATTGTTGCATAGCGCACCTTGCTTTTATCTCCTTTTCTGTCGTTTCCATGCTTTGCCCGTCCCTGTGGGTATATCTCTACGTATTTCTCCGTATCGTCGCCCTTTACGTCCGTAGCTTTTATGGAATTGATAAAACCGCCCGTTTCATTCAGTCCCATTGCCTGTGCCTCTGCTCTCTGTGCCTCTATCAGCACATCAGCACCAGCTTTAAGCATTTTGGGGACTGCCTCAACTGTAGCCGCCTCTCTCCGGCTGAAAGCGTCTATAATATCTTCCAGCCCGACTGTGTTAAACTCTCCCATGCTTACACCTCGTTTCTGTGGCGTAAATCTGTAAGCGTAAGCTCTATGGTGTCTGTTCCTGTATCGTAGGTCTTAAGTACAAAATAGCGCCGCCCGTTTACTTCTACTACGTCCTCGCCGCCATAATCTGCCTTGTGTACCTCGTACTTTGCCTCTACCAGTTTTCCTGTCTGCTGGCTCTTAAAATATTCACTGTACCCTACTGATTTTTTGTTACAGAATACAGTGCGGGTGCTTTCTTCCGGCTTTACTGCAAAGCCGTTTTTATTTACCCTGTTTTCTGCTGTTGTTTCTGCAATAAGTGTTAATTCGTCCAGCCACTCCACCGCTTTACACCCCACTTTCTGTGCTGTTGGTGTCCGTTTCGGACACTTGCGGCGCTGTGTTGTATTCTGCTGATAAAGATAAGCGCATTTTAAGTGCGTCGTATGACTTTCTAAATTGTTCCGCAGCATTGTTAAAACCAAACTCTGCCTTGCAATACAGTGTAATTGCTCTGATAATCAACCCGTCTGTCTCTTTTATCACTTTTACGCCGTCGTTTTTCATATCAGCTTTGCAGGCAGCTATACAGTCGTTTATTTCCTCTGTGATTTTCTCACTGGTGCTGCTGATACGCAGCGCCGCCCGCATTTTCTCGGTTAATGTTGTGGTATCTGCTGTCACAGCCTGCACCCTCTTTCTTACTCTTCTATTACTGCTGCTACGCCTGCCTCTTCCAGAACTGCTGCACGTTCTCTGCTTACTGCGTATTCGTCCCCAGTATCCTTAATCTGGTTTAATTCCTTGTCAAGGAAACGACGCTGTGCTTTTACTTTTACCAGCCCTGCTGCTTTCTTTTCCTCTTCGGCTTTAGCTGCTGCCTCTTTTTCCTCTTCGGCTTTGGCTGCTGCCTCTGCCGCTGCCTTTTCCTCTTCGGCTTTAGCTGCTGCCTCTGCCGCTGCCTTTTTTTCCTCTTCGGCTTTGGCTGCTGCCTCTGCCGCTGCCTCGGCTGCTACTTTTTTGTCCTCTTCCGTAAGCTCGCTGTTATCTGGTATATCTACCTCGACGGCTGCGCAGCGTGCAGCAATTTCTTTCTTTGTTCCCTCTGCATCTACGCCCAGTTGCTTTGCCAGTTCCTGCAAATCCTCTTTCTTATAGCTTTCCAGCTCTTTTGCGTCTAAGTATCCTTTCATGCTCTACCTCGCTTTCTTACACTGCTGTTACGCCCTTTTTAACTAAGATAATGCCCGCAGCGTCAGCTACTTTGCCGTCCACTACCATTAAGCACTTATTCTTAATCTTGTTGTTGTCGTGGTCTGTCCACTTCACTACCTGCATTTCCATGTTGGTATTGATAACGTAATCAGAGAAATTCATAAATACTGCGATTACGTCGCCCTCGTTTGCGTCGTCCCAGCTCGGTAAAACGTCGTCCTCTACAGTTTCCACATTCTTACCCATGAAACGGTATGTTTCCTCTCCGTTTACGCCGTAGTTTGTGCGTCCAATAGGCTGCCCGTTCTTATCTTCCATACCGTCAATGCCAGTATCAAAAGTGGACTGGTTCATAACAAAGCTGCCGTTTCTGTACGCCTTTTTCATTTTGCCTTTTACCTTATGCCAGCCGTTCCAGCTTGCGTACTCTTCCGGTGTCAGAGTAATTACAGCTGTTACCCTGCTGTCTTTCAGAACGCCCAGCGGCTGCCCCTCGCCTGTACCGTTGAAAATGGCAATTTCAATAGCCTTTACCATTGCCTCTGTTGCCATAGGTACAAACAAATCAGTAAACATTTTCAGCGTTACTACATTCGCTAAAATGCTCTGGGAAATTTTGCACTCCAAACCGTAATAATTGAAAGTTACGGAATTTTTAGCAGATGCTTTCTGGTCGTCGCTGCTCTTTGCCTCTGTAATCCAGTGTGCAGTAGGCTTTAAGTCTGCAATCGGAATGGAAACGCCGCCCTGTACGTTAATCTTACGCACCTTTGCATAAATGCTGCCGTAGCTTTCCAGTTTCTGGATAATTTCATTCATAATAGTTGTCGGAATTACAGCGCCGCTGTCTGCTGTGGTGGTGGTTTCAGCTGCTCTGTACTCTGCCGGAATAGCAACGCCTCTGCATACATAATTCATAAACGCTTTTCTGTATGCCGTAGTGTCGTATTTGTCCTCTGGTTCTCCTGCTCCTGCGCCGCCTGCTCCCTTGAAATTTCTAAGCAGCGTGGTATCTGCTCCCGCTCCACCTGTCGGCTCTCCTGCTGCAATTCTTTCAAGCAGCTTTTTACGTTTCTCTGCCGCTGTCAGTAAAGCGGTACGTTCTTCCTGTAAGTCTGTTACCTCTGTTTCCAGTTTTGTAATTTCCTCGTCCGTAAGCTCTGCCGCTCTGGTGTTAAGCTCTTCTTTGATTTCGGCTAATCTTGTCTCAATTTCCTTTAATCTCATAGTCTGTGTTCTCCTTTTTTGTTTTGATTTTTATAAGCTCGCCTTAATCTTTAGTATTGCTGCCCGCCTCTTAAGCAACTCCTGCCGCTCCCGCTCATAACTCCTACTCGCAAAAGCACGGGCGCTTATTTCAGTATCGTTATTTGCCGGAATACTCACGGCTGATACATCATAAACCTTTTTGATTTTCAAAATTGTTCTTGTATGTGTTTCTCTGTCGTAGCTTTCCTCTGCCACTGTAAACGCCCATGACATTTTAGTAATCATTCCTGCGCTTATGTCTTGATACAGCCCACGGGCTAAGTCTGTCCGGCTTAAGTCTGCTGCCACGAAAAGCCCCTTTACGTCCGGCTCTAAAATCAGCGTATTATTTGACTGTCTGGCAAATACTCTGCCCTCATGGTCGTACTGCATGATAACGTCACTCATGTCTGTGCTGTCTAATGCGTGTGCGTCTATTCTTTCGTAAATCTTTGTGCCGTCCTCAAACTCATATAAAAGGTATGGCGCATTAAATGTAGTAGCGTAGCCCTCTACGTAGCACTCCGACTGTAAGCGCTTTTCGCCGGAACTCTGCGCAGCCAGAGGCGCTACCAGCGTTCTATATTCCCGCTCTTTCTTAACTGGCATTATTTACACCCTCTTTCTCTTCCTGTCCGTTCTGCGGCTCTTCTCCCGCTGCTGGTTCTGTCTGCTGCGGTACTTGCTGTATGATAACTGGCTGCTCACTTCCTTTGTGCAGTTCGCTTACCTCTGTATATTCCTTTCGGATATAATACTTTTCCCCGTCCTCAACGTGTGCCATGTTCCATATATCCATTACGCCGTTTCTGTTTAGTAGCGCACGGTCAAAAAGCTGTGTGCTTACGCTTAACTTTGTGGCGTTGCTGGCGTATTGCAGGCGGTTTGCAGAAAAGAAAATAGCATTGCCGCAGGCTCTTTCTCTCTCTGTAAAGCTCATATTTGTCATAACAAGCGATAGCTGTATTGCAAACGGCTCTATTTTTCCCTCGTAGTAAGCATTCCACGTATTTTCATCAAATTTATTTTGCAGAATATCCATATTTGTGCCAAAATGCGTGCATACATTTTCCTGTATGTGCTGCATCTGCAATGCGTTTGGCGTATACGGTTTGCTTTCTACCTGTTTCAGCTCACTAAACTTGTTATCATAAATAATCATGCCGCTATCGTTGTCGGCGCTTAAGTTATCCTCTGTAAAGCGTTTCCGCTCTTTCTTTATATCCTCTGGTTTCAGTATATTTGCCACCTTTGCCAGAAAGCGGATATTTGCCGAATTTTTTACAGCGTTTATAATTCCCTCATTCTGCGTATGTATCAACTGCATAGTTGGTGCAAGCGTGCTGTTGTCCTCTCCGAAAAGGTCGTCTTTATATTCAAAGTCTGTCATAATGCCTACACGCTCAAACTCAATAGCTCCATAGCTGCCATTTGCAAACAGATACCGTAAATATAATTGTCCCTCGCTCTCTACCACCTCGCAGCGTTCAGCCCGCAGCGGATACCAGCCACATAAACGCCCGTATTCGTCCTCGATAGGTATAATAAAAGCGGTGTGTTCCACCGCTACATACGTTGCCAGACGCTTTATAAATTTTGTTGTATCCATAAAGTAGTTGGGTTTATGCTGCAATGTCTTTTCCAGCGACTTAAGGGCGCTGCCCTCTATCTCCGGCTTTAGCTTGCTGCAATGTGTGGCAAAATTATTTATAGCCGTTCTGGTCAAATCCATTTCATACACGCCGCCGCTAAAGCTGGTAAACGTCGGGCTGTATCCGTTCAGCATTTTGAAATAATTACCTATGGCTTTTAACTCTTTGCCATGAAAAAGATAGTCTAAAAATTTCATGCCGTTTACACTCCTTTCTATGCGGCATTTTTAAGCAGCTCGCCGCACTCTTCCCAGTATTTCTGCCGCACGGTCATTGCATCTATGACAGATACAAAGCCGTCGATATGCGCCCGCTGCTCTATCTTTATCGGTCTGAATTTCCGTGTTTCCATGTTGTGCTTAAGCGCAACATTTAAGAAATGCGTCTTTAGTAAATTGTTGTCGGCAATCTTAAAATCGCCGTCTTTTATGATGCCCTCAAACTCCCGTATAACTGGTGTAAGGTTTTCGCCTTGGTAAACGTCGTCCATGTGAAAACCATAATTTGCCATATCGGTAATAAGGTACTGGGCGCTGTATCTGTCGTAGCCGATTTTCAACGGTCGTATGCCGTAATCTTCCAGCAGCATAGTAAACCAGCCGTAAACGTCGTGGTAATCTACGTAATTCTCGCCGCTTAAGGTTATCAGCCCCTTTTTAACGAATATGTCATACGGCACGCCGTCCGTAGCCTGTAAGTATTCCAGCCTGCCCCGTGGCATAAAGAACTGTGTAAACGCATACAGTGTACCGTCTTTCTGAATAACCACACTGGCTGCCGTTAAGTCCGTTGTCTGGCTTAAGTCGATACCGCCCACTGCGTAGCAGTCCCTAAAGTCCTCTAAGGTCTTTTCTACTCCGGCGTTCTCTACCGTCTGATATTCCAGCCATGCAATAGAGCTGTTCTGCTTGATATTGCAATACTTTGTAAGGAACTCTGCTTTTTTACTTAAGCTGCCCTCTGCTACTGCTATCTCGTCCATAAAGAAACTTTCTTTTACGGATACGCCCATGTTAGGGTTAGCCTTTTTCAGTTCGTCTATGTCGTTCCACTTCTCCACATCATCAATCATGTAAAGGAATGGTAATAGCCTGCGCTCTTTGCTGTTTCCTTTCAAGAAACTTGTGCTACGTTTCATTAGTTCATCATAAATACTGTCGTTGATATATCCGGCAGTGCTTATGCTCAATATCATAGGTTGAGTACGTGCGCCTAAAGCGGATTTCATAACCTCATACTGCTTTAGTCCAGCGTCCCCGCTCCATGCTGCCATTTCATCACATACCACAAGCTGCGGGTTAAATCCGTCTGACTTCTTGGCATTAAAAGCAATCGGTTTTATTACCGTGTTGCTCTCCGCAATATAAATATCGCTGCGCCGTTTCTTTGCCAGCTCCGCTAACTCGTCCTCTGCCTGTACCATTTGATAAAATCCGTCATACACCAGCGCCGCTTGGTCTAATTTCGGCGCTAAGCAGTATATTTCTTGTCCATACTCTGGCTCTAAGTACGCCATATATGCAATAATCGCAGATGCAAATAAACTTTTTCCGTTTTTTCTGCCAATTACAATAAAAATTTCACGGAAAATACGTATTTTTTCTGCGTCCTGTATGCCAAAAATAACAGAAACTATGGCTTTCTGCCATAGCTCCAACTTGATTAAATCATTACGTCCCTTGCTGTGGTGACAAAAGTTCTCTATGAACCGTATAGCCTTATTCGCAGCCTTTGCATTAAAAAAATACTCCTGCTTTTGCAGCCCGTTTATAATGATTTCGTATATTTTCTTTATCCATTTTCCCGCTATGATTTCGCCGCTTGTAATCTTTGCGTGGTACTCATAGATATAATTTCGATAAGGCGGCAATATTGCTTACTCTTCCCGCAAAGCCGCCAGCCTGCTTGTCTTTCGTTTCGCAGCTGGTACTAATTCCGTAAGCTGCTTAATCACTGCTGCATAATTCTTACTAAGCGCTATGTAGGTTTCTGCCTCTGGGCTTTTCTTTGTTCCCCACTGGTTCTGCCCGTTCTGGTACTCACTCGTCCAGCCGTCTTTTTCAAGTTTCGCCTGCAAGTCGTCCAGCTCAATGCTCATAAATGCAGCCTTTTCTATCAGCGGCGTTACTAATTTTCTTTTGTTTTCGTCTAAGTCCTTGAAAATTCCCTT